ACACGGACAATTTGAAACTCACTCTCGGAACCCTCAACTTTTTTAAGGATGCTTCTGAGCGTGCAACCAAGACAGCTTTGCAGGCTGCGGGTCTTGTCGTCGGTCAGTCAGCAGCCGGGTTCAACTTGATGGAAGTTGATGTTGCCGCTATCGCAGGTTTCGCTATCGGCGGATTCCTTCTGTCGTTTGTGACTTCGGTTGCGTCCGCCCTGTTCGCCGGTCGTATTTCGCCTGCGTCGCTCGTCAAAAATAGCGACTGATATTTCATGGATTGGTGGGTTTACCTCACTGGGGCACTCATCGCCGGGCCAGTCATGTGGTTCCTCCATAGGTTTGATCGACGTAACACTGAGCAGCATGGCAGCAATATGGCTGTTCTGGAACGGATCGAGAAGAAAGTCGATCACATTGATGACCGGGTGGATCATCACATCAACTGGCATTTAGGCAACAAAGAAAAATAGTTTCTACATTCGTTCTGGAGGTGCTTGACATTGTGCGAGCAGGTTGGTCAACTATTCCCTGAAATCAGGGGATACTTGTATAGGGTGATCCCACGAGGGGAAGCGGACGGCGATAGGTTGCTGTCGTTGATTCGCAGAATGGAAAGCTATGAGTTTGGCCGACGATCTTGCGAAGGAACCTGTCCCTGTCGGGCAGAGATGTACCGTTGGGATACTTCGGGCAGGGTTCAACAAGCAGGATAGACAGGCTTTTGATGATGCTATCGCTAAGATCAAGGCTGTGCCTGCTGATATTCGCCGTGGTAACACCTGTCAATATACGTCTTCTTGGTTGTTGAATATTCTTCGAGCGAACGGGTACACGTTAAGTAAAGGTTCGTTGAGGAAACATTTAAATCAGGAATGTACTTGTGAAGAAACATTGAAATCTGAGGTGCGGATATGAGTCTGTCTGACGATATTCGCACCGGCCCACCGGCGAACCGCAGAGAAGTTCTCGGGAAGATCGCAGACCTACTGGACAGGCAGGGGATCAGCGTTGACGAGGTTGGGTCTATCGGCAGAGTGTCGATCTATCAGTCGTTAACGAAGAACGCTGAAGGTGAAGCCGAACTTCATGACCTGATGGGAATCCAGTTCTCCCCTGCATGGGAGACCGGCCCACAGTTTGATTTCGTTCGGCAAGGCCCAGCTGTGAAGGTTACTGCCCGACCGGTGAAAGGCGAACCGAAACCTGACGGCTATCAGGTTGCTGTGATCGTCCCTGATTGTCAGATCGGCTATTACCGTGACATGAACGGGGAACTGATCCCCACCCATGATGAGCAGGCTATCGCTATAACGCTCGGCGTTATACGCAACCTGCAACCTGATGTGATTGTCTGTGTCGGGGACAATCTTGACGCACCCGAATTCGGGAAGTATCGGCTGTCCCCTGCGTTCGCTCTCACCACCCAAGCATCCATTGATCGTTGCACCGTGTTCGCAGCAGAACTCCGAGCAGCCTCCCCGGAGGCGGACATCGTTTGGATCGCCGGCAACCATGAAGAAAGGCTGACTAATGCGACACTCGATAACCTTAAAGCTGCGTTCGGTATTCGCAGGGGTCTGTCAGAAAATGAGCCGCCTGTTCTTAGTGTCCCTTTCCTTTGTCGTTTCGATGAGCATCGGGTTCGGTATCTGGCTGGGTATCCAGCCTCGTCGTATTGGATCAATGAGCGACTCCGAGTTATTCACGGCGACAAGGTTGCGTCGGGCGGAAGCACAGCTCACAAATATCTGGCGACAAGCAAAACGTCTGTCATCTACGGGCATATTCACAGACGGGAATGGGCGGAAAGATCCCGTGAAGATTTCGACGGCCCCAAAACCATCATGGCCGTATCCCCTGGGACGCTCGCGAAAACAGACGGGGCTGTACCGTCCACTAAAGGGGGGATCGATCTCGACGGGCGACCGTTAACGATTGTGGAGGACTGGCAGCAAGGGTTCGGTGTCGTCACATTCCAGCCTGGCGACGGCGAATTCTGGTATGAGCAGATACCGATCCATTCCGGGCGATGCTGGTTCCGAGGTAAACTTTATGTCTGATGGACAGCTATCTGTATTGCGAGCGATGCGATGAGTATTGGCGACAACGAGAATCACGACGATGCCCGGGATGCGGAAAGGCAGGACGGCCCTCCGACGAACCCGATGAGTGAAGTGTATGATTCGGCTGATCCGACATGGGCTTTGGTTGTTGTGCAATGGCGTGACGCTCACCAGGGGGGTGACGGTTCATGGACTCTCACTGAGGATTATGAGCCGGAGAAATGTGTGCCGCTGTCGGTCGGCTGGGTGTGGCCGAAATGCAAGCCTGGCTATCTGACATTGTGTTCGACAGTGATGAACGATCCTGAGGAACCGGAAGTGGTGTCAGATATTAATCATATTCCGTGGGAGAACATTGTTGCCGTCTATTCGCTGGCTGTTCATATGCCGGTCAACTGGAACTCAGAATTGGATTGACTGTCTCACACCCTGCCGATAGGGTGAAAGTGTTACCAACCAGCTAGGAGGCTGAGAGATGAATCATTACATGATTAAGAAACCTGAGCACGGCTCGAACGAGTGGCTGTATCTCAGGCATCGCAATGAGAACGGGCAGACCCGTATCGCTGCGTCGGAAGCGGCGGCGGTGCATGGTGAACATAGGTTCATCACGAAATACGGGTTGGCTGTCGCGAAGATGGCTGAGCATCCTGAAGTGACGGAGCAGAATCGTGCGATGGAACGAGGGAACCGGCTTGAACCAACATTGTTGCGATGGTTGGGTGACGAGATCGGTGTTGAGTTGGGTGAACCGAAAAGCATGTTCGCTTTGGATGCCCCGAACTATTGGCTGATCGCCACATTGGATGGTGTTGATGAAGAATCGTCACGCTGGGATTGCCCGCCGAAAGTTGTTGCTGAAATCAAAACATACAATCGGGAATGGACAGGGGAACTACCCCCCTACTGGTATTGGCAGGGTGTTCAGCAGGCGATGTGCGCTGATGTGAACGAGATCATCTGGGGGATCTTCGACCGCACCCTCGATCTGCATGTCCATCATCAGAAAGTGTCTGACTCAGAGAAAGAACTGCACGCAGCAGCCTGCTCAGATTTCCTCTGGTTCGTTCATGATCTTCGCACTATCCCCGCCGAATGGCCTGCCACCTACGATGAGATTCAGCGTGCGAACCTTCAAGTTGCCGGCCCGACAGCTGACATCACTGAACATGCGCAGCTGATCGCACGACTTCGAGAAGTGCAGGCGAACAAGAAACTGTTGAGCGACGAAGAAGATCAGTTGAAAGCATCCATCGGTTCCCATCTGGCTGGCATGGAGGCCGGTCTGGTGAACGGTGAGATCGCTGTCACCTGGAAACAGCAGTCCCGTAAAGCGTTCAACACGAAACAGTTCGAGCAGGATCATCCGCATCTGTACGAGTTGTATCAAACAAACAGCACCTACCGTGTCATGCGGTTGAAAGGGGAAAAGTGATGAGTGAGACAGAGTATGTGATTTACGATCAGGAAAAGTTTGAGATCCTTCAACAGAAGATCGCTGAACAGAAACAGTTGTTGCTGGGTGTGTTAACGAAGCACGCTGTACCGGATCCGAAGCTTGTCGGGAAACTTCCGAAGGGTGGCATCCAACTTGATTTCGTTGGTCATGCGGATATCACTCGTATCCTTATTGAGATTGATCCGATGTGGGAATGGAATCCGATCTCATGGGAGAACGGTCGCCCGCAAATCCATGTGGAGAACGGGATGGCAACCATGTGGGGTGAACTCACTCTGCTCGGTCACACTCGGCTTGGTGTCGGGTCATGTCGTGCAGACAAAGGAGACCTAGACAAAGAGTTGGTGTCCGATTTTCTGCGGAACGCTGCGATGCGGTTCGGTATCGCCCTGTCGTTGTGGACGAAACAGGAGTGGGAGGATCTGAACACTTATCCCGCACCTGTGAAGCCTGCACCGAAAGTGAAGCAGCCGATCAACGAGAACGAACTGGTGGACGCTGAAACAATGAAGAAGTTCATTGAGGCGTGCGCCAAATCAAACATCGACCATGATCAGGTTGCAGACCGGGCGAACGTCGATCTCACAGAAGTAACAG